AATCGTCAGCCACTCTTCGATGTAGGCGCGTTCGGGCCGGAAGCTGTTACCGATATCAACGGTGACACTGCGATCGTCTACCCGGGTGGCATTCGCAGCTATAACTCCGTCCAACAGTTGAAATGGCAAGGTAAGAATTCGCCTCTTAACCGACAGATTCAGAATCTCACCACTGTCGCCCTACAAACTACAGGTGCAACTTGTCAGTTTGACAACTACACGGGTTTTGCTGTCCAGACTAAGTTCGGTCCCGGTATTGTTTGGTGGGATCAGACGCTGGGAGTGTTCGTTGCTCTGGATATCTGGCCAGAAGTCTCCAAGATTCTTGAGTTCGCTGTCGTAAATACAGTTTCGCAATCTCGTCTGTACTTCCGCACCGACGCTAACAAGATTTTCGAAGCATTCGCTGGTGCGTATGGCGAAGGGCAGATCACTTTTCAGGATCTCTCGCCAGTCGATGGTGGCGCCGTGATGGCACTGCGCAACTTTGGTGCAGCTTTTCTACTTGGTACGCAAGCAGGCTACGGATCTATCGACGTTTATGCTGATCGTACGCTTGTGCATACGAACACCGAAGAGCTTCCTGTGACTTCTGCGCAAGAGGATCCTTCTGCGCGCCCGATTACGCCCGGTGTGATCGTGCCAGACACGCGTTCGTTGGAGCTTAAAATCGAAAATCCAGTTCGAGCATACAAGAACACTGTAGTTGTTCGCTGGACTGGCGACGCTAAGCTATCTGCCGTGACTATCGACACTGAAGTTACGAACGGGACTCAGAACGTTGGTGTTCCTTCGCCGCAGACGCTAACTCCTGAGGCTAAGTTCATCTTCTTCTCGGACGATGGGCAGATTAACGCTAACCGTACAGCGAATAATATTCGCATGCGCGGCGAATCTAACGTGACTGCGTTCATCGGCGCCGGCGACCATGCTTACGACTCCGGTACCGAAGCTCAGGTCAATGCTAACTTCAAAGCATACTGGAACGTAGAGAAGCTTGCCAACAAACTCTACGCTGCTCCAGGCAATCACGACCTAGACACAGGCGACGGCACGCACTTCTTCCAATATGTCCGCCAAACGCCCGAGCGCTACTCGAAAGTACAGTTCGGCGCACATACTGAGGTATTCCTCTTTAACTCTGGACTCAATACTGCCGGAACCCAAACCGATCCGCTCAATAGCGATGGAGCTTCGCTGCTTCTCTCTACGCAAGCGCAGACGCTACTCGCAGATCTAGCTGCGTCCACCGCACGTAACAAAATTGTTGTGTGGCATCACCCGCCTTATACGTCCTCAGCTACGTATTATCCGGGAATTACTACTTTCCAACCACTTACCGAAGCTATTGCTAAAGCTGGCGCTTCTGCGCTAGTCTGCGGCCATGCACATCTGTACGAGCGGTTGAACAAGCATCTGCCTATTTTCATCGTAGGCACAGGTGGCGCACCTCTGCACAGTCTTAGTACGACACTTGCAGAAGGATCTAAGAAACAAATCATCGACTATGGCTATCTCAGAGTCAACGCCGGACCTGTTCGATGCATCTGGGAGTTCGTCGGATCAGCAGGTACCGTCTTGGATAAGTTTATCACTTGAGGATAAAGTCAGTGAGTGTGTGCGTTTTATCCGTAAAACCGATAAGAGCGCATACACTCACGTCGATGATATCAAACTGGAAAACCACATACGATATGCGATTGAGACTGGGCAGATCTATTGTGTATTTTCTGGCGACACTGATGACCTAATACATCTAGCCACATGGAATGTGCTCCCTAAAGAACAGGTAGTATTCCTTGTCGGTATCATCGGTGATAAACAATTCCTGCGCCATATGTTGTCTATGTGGCGCGGGATGTTCCCTTTCTATGATTTAAAGTACTTCCGCAATGGACGTACTGTTCAGCGTAAGAACAATAAAATTCCAATCCACAACTAATATGGGCGGCGGACCTACATACCAAAACAGTCAGGAAACTACGGCAGACATGATGAAGGCATGGACACAGTACATGCCTGAACTTACTCGCGTAACGGGTGAGAACATTCTGCCTATGGAGCTTGCTCAGTTGCAAGCGCAACAGCAACTGGCGCCTCAGCAGGCGCAGTTGAGCTATGATGTCGCGCAGAAGTATCTGCCGCAGTTTACTCAACTTGGCATCGATCAGGCCAGCCAACAGGCTATGGGTCAAGCTGCGTCCGATGCCGCTCTGATGGCTGGACCCGGAAAAGAACTCGCTGCAAACACCCTTGCTATTCAACAGATCCTTGATCCGGAGTTCTATAAGTCTCGCGGACAAGCTGGCGATGCACTGACTAAGTTGTTTGGCTCGCTCGACGATCCGAATACTGGACTTTCTGGTGCCGAGCGCGAAGAGGTCACAAGAACTCTCGCGCGCGATAACGCCTCTCGCGGCAATCTTGACGCGACGCAGAACTCAACCGTTGAGGCTGCTATGAATATGGGCAGCGCTGGCCAAGCTCGTAAAGCACAAAAGCAAGCTGCTATTGGTCAGGCCGTGCAATCTGCTGCCGGCGCAATGCCCGCGTTCCGTACTGGTGTTGACGCCCTCCAGCTTACTACAGGTCGTCCGTCTACACCTAATGTTGGTCTTGGCCAGTTCGGCGGCGTGCAACAGGTTGGTAATAACACGATGCAGCTTGGTTCTCAGCTTATGCAGCAGACTGGTACGTTTGCAGGGAATAATCAGCAGAACCAAGCTACGAAGAAGGATGCCTTCGATAAGTTTGGTCAAGTTGCTGGCGGCCTTGGCGCTATGACTTCCTGCTGCTGGACATTCCGCGAGTTCACCAAGGATAAATTCCCTGACGGTGTACCTTGGTATGTGCGCGCGTCTCGCGACGCACATTATACACCTGCTCGCCGTGAGGGTTACAGATTGTTCTCTAAGCACATGGTACCTCTTATGCAGAAGCATACGACTATCCGGTTCCTTGTTGACCTTCTCATGGTTGATCCTTTGACTAAGCATGCTGCGTGGCTTGCTGGAGTCAACAAGCATGGTTGGATCTATGAACCGTTTAAGGTTGCATGGCTAGGCTTTTTCCAACTGCTAGGCTCACTCGATGGAGAACCTGCCGAGGTCTACAACTAGGCTTTGGTAGGCGATCTGTTGAGTTTTGGTATCTTCCGGCGCGCACGGTCGTACCGAAGCATGTGCATGGCTTCTTTAGCTGGTTCGTGCTTTTGTTCGGCGCAGGGGCTGAGATAGGTAGGGGACAGCAGTCTGGTAGTTGGGAACTCTTTAGAGTTCATGAAGTGCCTGCGGGCGTCGTACACTGGTTGTATGCGCCTCGGGCACTTCTTTTCGTTTCATATCAAGAACATAAGGATACTGTAGTAAGCGCATCTGAGGATTTCATTTATGACGGCTACTGAACAAATGTACATTGACAGGCTTAAGGCGATTCGTTCGCCGAAAGCAAGCTCCGGAGGCAAGAAGGGCGGAGGCATTCTTGGTGCACTGCTCGGAATGGGCGGGCTTAGTGGCCTCAGCGGCGCTATTCCTGTCGATGCGCCACAAGGTCCATTGCCTGACGGAGGCAATCTTAATCAAGGTAGTCCTATCGACGCCGTATACACCGGAGGTCAAGGCGTTCCAGCACTTGCGCTTGGCAATCCTAACCGTGAGCAGATTAAGATTGGGCCATTTTTCAAGCCTCGTGTTGATCAGGAAGCTGCGGCGCGACTTGCGCAAGATCCTCTGGCGCCTGTACAACTAGAGAAGCCGACTACCGGCGTTGGCGGATTCTTTCGCCGACTGCTTGGTGATAACGCCAATGAGCGCAATGCTGCACTTGCTGAGCAGCAGAGTCAGCTTCGCCTGCAGAAGTGGTTGATGGATCAGCAGGCTCAGAGCAAGATTGGTGTATTGGACAAGCAACATCAGTACGAGATGGAACGTTTGAAGGCTGCGTCGGAGCTTAACAACTCTGAGACGCAATACCGCACGCAACTTGGCTTGCAAGGTGAGCAGCTTAAAAACCAATGGGCTTTGCAGCAAGAAGCTGAGAAGGCTAAGCAAGCACGTTCTGCTAGGTTTGATGAGCTTACTGGGATTGTTGGCGATCCTATCAAAGCTGCTATGTTGCAAGAACGGATGCTTACTGTGCCGCTCGCATTGCAAGAGGCGCAAACTGCTGACGAATTGGCTGCCGCTCAAGGAACTGGTCGTTATGCACCAAAGATCGAGCCAGTTAAGCCTGAACGTTGGCGTTCAGAAGGTGGACTATTCTTCAAGGGTGACAGCGGACCTTTCGCTAATGAGGATGGCCAATTTGTTCCTGTTGGAATGGCTAAACCTCCTCAGGACTTGAATGCGATTAGCGAAGTAACACGGCAGATGAAGACGGCTATGGACCATGAAAACACCATGGCGGGCTTTAATGCTGAGCCTACGGTAATGGGAGGCCTTAAGGCGCTCGGAGGTGAAGCTGCACAAGGTGCGCTTGATCTTGGTAAGAGCGCAGCCAAGATGACCTTTCCGAATGTTGAACCCGCGGTCCAAGCTGCTAAAGAAGCATACAATCCAATTGCTAATTGGTTGAAAGAAAAAGCTCGTCTTGAACAAGACCGTAAACGCAAGATCTACGAATCCCAGAATCCCCAACTCTTCCAATAACATGCCTATTACAGCACAACAGAAACTGGAAATCCTTCAGAAGGTCGGAGTTGATCCAGATAAATACTGGCTCGACGATGATGGTAACGTCATTGACTTGCCTAAGGATAGCTCGACTATGGCAGGCGCCAAGACTGCGCTGCTTAACCTTCCGCGAACTGCGGCAGGTATTGGTGGCGCTGCGCTTGGCGCTGCCGGCGCTGGTGCGCTTGGATTGCCTGCCGGTCCGGCGGCCGTTGCTACTGGCCTAGCTGGCGGCTTCGCGGGTGGCGCCGCTGGAGCTACTCTTGGCGAGATGTTCCAGAATGCTGTCTATCCTGATGATGTCAGGCTCGCACAGGAAGCTCGTCAGGTGCGCAATCCTGTAGCTACGCAGGTTGGTGATCTTGCGTCGACTGCGGCCTTTATGCGGCCTAGCATCAGCCAAACTCGTGATGCTATTCGCGGCGTTCGCGCATTGACTACGTTGCCTAAGTTCGCTAATATGCGTCCGTCGCAATCTGGCGCGTTGATGAACATGGCAATGGGCGGCACTATCGAAGGTGCATCTACACTGGCTCAAGGTGGCGACGCCAGCGAGATTGCCAAGAATGCAGCTATTGGTGCTGTGTTCTCGAATCCCACTAAGTTGTCTCAGATGATGACTCGCGGCGTGTTCTCGCCTCACGTGCCTGACATGGGATTGCGTGACGTGGTTAATCCGGCAGATCTTATAGCTAAGCCGGGCGAACCTGTCGCAGAGAAGTCTGCCGAAGTTAATCCTGAACTGTTGAAGGCTTTTGCCAAGCAACAGAAGGTCGACGCTAAGTTGGCCGAACAGCTTGCTGCGCTCAAAGCTAATCAAGAAGCTGCGGCGAAGAAGGCACAGATTGATGCAGCGCAGGGTATTGGCAATGAGCAGCCGTTGCCTGCGCAGGACTTCACGTTGCCTCAGGATCTCAACTCGCTTGAGTCTCGCTTCCTGCGTTCGACTGCTGTTGAGCCTGACGTTGCAGTGACGCTGGATCCTCAAGTTAAGGCTCAGCCTAAGCCTCCTGTCATTGCTGAGCCTGGAACTCCGGGCGCACTCGATCAGGAGCTTGGCACTAGGATGACGAAGCCATTCTTCGATTGGTGGGCTAACAACGCCGGCGAGAATTACCGCACGCGCATGAACCTCGGTCGCCCTACTGGCGATCAGGGACAATCTGTTGCTGGCGTTACGGAAGGAACTCGTGGCGCTGATGGCAAACGGAATATCACCGTTGACGAACAGGCGTACACTGACACTGCGCCGCACGAACTGACGCACGGAATGATCTTGGATGTTCTCCAGCATGGTAATAAGGGTGAGCAAGCTGAGATGCGTAGGTTGCTCAAGGCTGCTGGAGTAGAGGAAGAAGCCTTTGTTCAAGGCGTTGGTGAAGATGTCGTGCGCAGGTTCATGGATAAGACCGATGACTCTTGGCGCAGCGACTTTGTGTCGTTTATGAAGTATAAGTTCGGCAAGGCATCTCCTGAGGATGCGCGCCGGATTATGTCGAATACTATGCTTCGGGGCGGCGGACCTAAGGGTGTGGCGAAGATCGTAGCTAAGCCTACACAGGAGACTGAAGAAAAGCCGCCTGTTATCCCTGAGCCACCGAAAGCTGAGCCTGATATTTCAGCCGCTGAATCTCAGAGCGTCGAAGGTTATGAGCCGAATATGGGCGAGTTTAAGCCTGACTATGCTGCGCAAGAGCCTGAGGTCAAGGCGCTTGATACGGCTAAGGAGGCTGCTGATGTATTGCATGCTAGTACCGCCGTGACGCGTCCTGAGAATCGCACATATTCAGGTGAATCAATTCCTGCTAATGTGCGTCGTGGTCGTGCTAACGCTACTAACGAACGTGAATCTGCTGCTGACCTTGAGGCTCGTAGGATTGAGGCTCGACTGTCCGGTGAAGAGAGGCCTAGGTATCAGGAGTTTGGAGAGGATCGCACCTTCTCCACCGACTTCGAGAAGGAACTCTCTAAAGATGCTCCGTTTAAGATCCGAGCTTCCAAGGATGGACGACTGAATCGCAACGACATCGAGGCTGCTGTATCCAAGCTTAATCCTACCGAGCAGAAGATGCTTAAGGAAGCTGGGCTTGAGCAGTATTTGACGAAGGTTGCACGGCCTACTAAGGAAGAGTTGAAGGCTTGGGCGGAAGAGAGTATTCCGAGAGTGGAGGTGAAGGAACTTTATGCTAAAGGTGACGTCACCGATAAAGCTAAAGCCGAGCTAGCGCAGCTAACGCATAACTGGTATGACAACCTATCCAGGAGCGATCGGTCACTCGCTGATAGGGCCTCTCAAGAACATATTGTTAATGGTGAAGAAGGTGATCTGGCTGAGATTTTGGGCCAGTTCACTTCTGCGGACGATCGTGCCAAAGCTCGTAGGTATGCAGAATTGAAGGCTGCCGAATACACAGACAGTTTTAACAAGCCTGACAATGATTCCGCTACTCAATTATATACCCAAGTCAATCCGCGCGAACTCAAGGACATGCCGGGTGCGGTGGACTTGTTGGTGAGGATGCCGCGGCGACAACGCGACACCAGCAAGCAAGTTTATGGTGACTCGCGTGACGCGCTGACAGTTGAACCAGCCAAATATCCCGCCTCCAACACCCACTACGACCAATCTGGCGACAACCTCCTAGCACACGTTCGCGCCTACGAGCATACGATGCCAGACGGCGAGAAGGTGTTGCGTGTGTTTGAGTTGCAGAGTGATTGGGCGCAAAAGCGTCGCAAGGCTGAAAATGATTATGAAGTAAAGATCAATCCTGTAAATAACAAATTTGGGGTGCTGGATAAGCGTACTGGTCGTTTTGAATCGGACGTTGGCATGGGAGCATACAGGACCGAAGCAGAGGCTGAAGCGTATAAACAGACATTAGTACAAGAACGTATCCCTAACGACCCACTCCTCGCCCAACATCAGCGCCTTGCCCTCAAGGCCGCTATCGAACACGCGCGTAAGCGTGGAATCAAGCGCGTGGTGATTGATGACGCCGAGACTGCGATGCTGACGGAGGGGCATGATAAGATTATTCGAAATGCCACTAATGATGTTGCTGATCTTAACGCTGACATCGAGTCTGGTGCAGTCAGTGGCAGCGGCATCCAACGAGAGTTGCCAAAGCTTGAGAAACGCTACAAAGACCATGGTGCCAAGTTTGAGGTTCAGGACGGCAAGATCGTCATGACCCGCGGACCGTTCGAAGGCGGCATGAAGCTGTCCTACGACAACGTTCTCCAACAGCAGATGCGCGACCTCACTGGCGAGGGCGTGAAGGTTGAGCTTGGGGAGCATAAGAATGCGATGGAGCTTACGCATGAGGCTGAGCACATCATGGACGATGCGCCGGAGCTTACAGGTAATCCTCGCGCCGACCTCATCTTCCGCAATCCCGACGGCACCCCAAAGACAACCTCCACCGGTTACGTCTACGATGTCTCCGCGCCTCAAGCTCGTCGTGAAGCTGGCGAACCGTTCAGCTACGCGGGCCGACGCTACCAAGAGTTAGGCGCAGATAGGCAAACTGAAACTCCTGAGTTTAAGAATTGGTTTGGCGACAGTGTTGTAAAAGATGCTGAAGGTAAGCCGCTAGTTGTGTATCATGGTTCAACTGATACCGATTTCACTGTATTTGACCCAAAATTAAGTCAGTACCGGAAAGCTATATTCTTCACACCAGATTATGATATAGCTAAACGTTTTGCTAATAAATGGGGTGGCAATAAACGTGAACCTAGGAAATTTTACCTAAAACTTGAAAATCCGCTTTATGATCGCTACCCTGCGCGAGAGGCGCGTGATGGTACTGGATATGAACAAGCTGGAGAAGCCTTATACAAAGGTCATGACGGCTTCGTGCTTAATCCAATTGGTGAACGCGTTGGCGATAAGTTAGTGTATGCCAAACAATATGCTGTGTTTGATCCTAGGCAGATCAAATCGGCAGATAATAATACTGGTGCATTCGATCCAGCAAATCCCGACATTCGTTACCAACAATTCGGACCTAACCGTCCTACCTCAGGCCTTCCTGACGCAGAAGGTAGACTTAGCGCTTCACCGTTCGAGTCAGCTTCCCAAAAAGCTGCTCGTTCTTCCAATCCTGTAATGCGTACAGTTGGCCGCGCACTTACTGAACTGTTCCCTGCGCAACGTGCAATGCGCGGCAAGTACCGTGCGTTGCCAGAAGCGTTTGCAGAACTCAACGAAAAGGACAAGGATCTACTCTACAAGATCCTCATCGACGAGTACCGTGCAGGTAAGACTGCTCCCGGTACCGTTCCGGCGCGCCTGAAGAAAGAGTATAACGACGTGCGCCGAACATTGCGCCAGATGCGTGACGACCAGATCGCCGCCGGCCAACGCAATGCCGACGGAGCAATCCCGGGCATCGACGACTCATACTTCCCGAACGTAGTTGATCCTTCGGTGCGCAAGACCATCGTTGACGAGATTGATTCGCCGCGCTTCAAGCAACTAAGGAAAGAGTTCGTTGACTTCAACGAAGCTCACTTGCGTTCTAAGGGTTACACTAACATCAAGGCTGCGGAAGAAGCTAACAAGTTCTTCAACCGTTTCATCGGTACGTTGAATAAGCAGCCTGTCGAAGGCGCGTTTGACTTTGGCGCAGTAGTGTTGCCTGAAGGTTCTCGCCTTCCGGACAACTGGTTGCACAGCGATCCGGCCGAGGCTATGTCACAGTATGTGCGTGACTGGTCGCGTTCGCGTACGTTCCACGATATCGTGCAGACTAACGAGGATGTGATGGCTGGGCTTGGGCAGGAAGAGTTCTTCGTAAATGGTAAGAAGACTCCTGTCAAGAATCGCGTTACTCCTGTTGTTAAGGACAGCAACATCCTACACTTGTTGAACGAGTCGCTTGGTATTCGCAAAGGCTCGCAAGACAAGATCACCGGAGCAGTTGGTCGCGCAGCGTCCGCGGCGTGGCTGGCTAATCCTATCACCCGCTCCGTAGACATTGCAACGTCACTGTTCAAGGGTCTAGGAATGGTTACTCCTTCCCAGATTCCGGGACTAGTCAGTAATCTGCGTAATCTCGGCAAGTCCTATGAGCGCGCACACGATACTGGCTGGATTCGTGAGGACGGCAATACAATCGTCGGTGAAGTGCTTGGCGCTGGCGAGGCGTTCAGCAATGGCGTAGACAAGTTCAGCAAAGGCTTGTCTAAGTACACTGGCTCGGAGAAGTTGGAAAACTTTGGCCGAGGCCTGTCGCAGAACATCGGCGAGTACATTGCGCGCACTAACACTGCGCTTGCGCAGTCTGGCAATCGAAAGGCCGCTGACTTCCTCGATAGAGTGTCGCCTAACTGGCGCATCTTATCTGAGGCAGAACTCGGCACTCGTATCGGCCAACTATTCCAAGGACGCTACGACGCCACGAACTTGCCTCAGTGGTTGAGCGACTCGCCTGCTGCGCCGTTCTTCTCGCTCGCTCGGTGGAATATCGAACAGTGGAATAACTTCCGCGAGTTTGCTATTAAGCCTGCGCGCAACGGTGATCCGGTGCCACTTATCACTATGCTGGTTGCAGGTATCGCAGGCGGCGTGGGCGTTAAGGAAGTGCGTGAGGCACTTAGCGGTCGTAAGTCCAAGATCGCTACGCTGAAGGAAATTGCCGAAGCGCCTGAAGGTTCTGCGAAGTACAAGGAAGCTGTGCGCTACTTGGGAAATCTGGCCCAGTTGAGCGGCACGATGGGTATTGTGTCCGAAATGAGTAACTGGGGGTTGGATATTGCGAGCAAGGATATGCCGGCCGCTGCGTCGATGCCTGCACTTGAGGTAACGAGGGATATTATCCCTCGTCTGATTGCGGCAGGTAACGCGATGATGGACGGTGAAGATCCGCTTACTGTGATCACGCAAGTAAGTCGTGATATTGGAAATGAGCACGTGTCTGCGTATCGGTTCTTGGAAGGTAACCTTGGACGAACTGGAGTGTGGAGCGAGGCCGGAGAAGATTTGGCCGACGCTAATGCGCGAAGAGATTTGCGCGTAGGGAAGAGGTTGCGGGGCGAGCCTATCAAAGCTGCTGTTCAGTTGCCTATCGACTATTCGAGGGCTGAAGAGCGAGCAGTTGAGAAGGAGCGCGATCCTGTGAAGATGCGCCAGATGGCGCGCGAACTGAAGGCTGACATCAAGAGTGATCCGGACAAGGACAACCGAGAAAGGAGAATGCGTTCGGCGGCGGCGAGCAGGCCAAGCTATATGCCGTCGAGGGAGAATGATCCTAAGGCATTCAATGAGCAGTTGGACTTTGTGCGCCGGACGCAAGGTCCTGCGAAGGCAGAAGACCTGAGGCTGCGGTATATGCGAGATAAGAAGAACGCAGACACTCGTCGGAAGATGTTCAACTAAACGAAAAGGCCCACTCGAAAGAGTGGGCCTTGTTGTTTAATGTTGCCAGAGCCTATCTTTTACGTCGAACGGAATTTCCTCTTCAGGATCTACTGGTCGATGTACGCTAGGTCTGACGAACGCTTCGATGTATGCGTCGTAGAGGTCTTGGCCTTTGATGCGTTTAGCTTGCCTTGACCTCGTATCCGGTTCGTTGGTCTGGGACTTGGAAGGCGTCGATTCCATGTTTGGTAGGTTCGGTTGCGAAGCTGATTTCCAACTTGCGTGGAGGCTCAGCCGTCATGCCATTGTTTACTTGCACAAGGCCTTTGTTGAACATGATGTCGATGTAGCGGTCTTCCTTCTTGTGTTGCAGTTGCGCGTATTCGTCATTGACATCATTGATGACATAATCATCATAGTTCAAGTCAAGCAGATCGCACACTTGCTTGAACAAGTCAACGCCAGGCTCTTCTTGCGGAGGCTCGACTGGAGCCTTAGTCAGAAGCAATGTGGCTTCCTCTTCGGTTACTTTGCTCCAGTTTTCAAGTTCACCGAAGCTGTCGAATTCGAGAGGATAGCTGATCTTGTGCGGTCCAACAATCTCTGCCTTGGCCGTGGGCGCGATAACCAGTGCGCCATCATCCTTTTCAAACAGCCTATACATTCCAGAGTCTATCTGAACCATATCAACCAGCGTGTACAGCGTATGACCCAAGTCACGCATGCTCTCCCATCCAATAGGCAGACCAATGACGGACAAGATTGTAACACTATTAGCATTGGTGACCCTAGCAATCATTTCTGTCGTTTTCATTATTGATTCCTTTTTTGAATATGTAAGCTCCTAACCAGACTCCGATGATGGTAAATGTCGGTGCAATTATGATTGCGAATCCGATGATGTAGAAGGTGTTTGACATGCTTGAAGTTTAGCCTCCCCTCTCCGAATGGCTTTTGCTATGTTCATAAAATCTTGTAGATCACTTTGCTTTGTGATTACGCATTCGCCAATGCCTGGGATATGAACAGTATCTGGTTTCTTTGCCATGGGTATAGACGTTTCCGCATCGGCATTGCATAGTTCTTTCATTTTCGCAATCTGTGCTTCCTGCACCAGTTCCTTGACTATACCTTTCCCTGGAAGTCCTGGACCTGAGTACATCATAGTAACAGCGCCGGTAGGTCCAATAGATTCCTGAAAGTCACTCTTTGGATTCTCGCCAATCTCAATCCCTGCCCCGCATGCGATGTACCCAGCCGCATCAACCCACGAATCCTTGTGTGTCGGGTTGTGCGCCAGTCGCGCAACCTTCATCAACAACATCATCTGAGCTACGTCCGTAGGGGTAATCGGTGCGCCAACATCCTTAGGTCGAATCCCAAGATATGCTGTCCACAACTCAGCAATCCGCCTGAAGTTATCCTCAGGCTTACCGTACGTGGAGTTGCGATCTTTCAGGACACATTTCTTTGCTTCATCCAATACGTGTTCTCTTACTTCTGCGTCGTTCATATAGCTGTGAATGTAGTATTCTCTTGTTTAACTCTGCGTGAAAGAATAAGGTATTCCAATACCTCGTCGATGTCTTTGATCTTCAAGTCCTTGTAGACTGAAGCGATAATGTCTGCTTGATCCATTGGACCATTGCGCAGTCGGCGCACGATTTCCATGGCGATAACAGACAGTTCGTTCTGCGCAGACTTCTCATAGGCGAAATGCCGAAGCATCTCATATGAGTGAAGCTGCTTGATTGCTGCGTCCAAGGTCTCAATGCCAATTGGTGTACGCAACTTCTCTGCCGGCTCGCCTTCGGCAAAGTGCATAGCCAACGCATACTTCTGCCACTGGGGTTGCTTGTTGTCGTTGTATGATTCGACAAGTGGCTCGGTAGATACGTTGCGCTTGGTTCTATCTACCCACAAGGCTTGCGCATATTCCTTAGCTTCTTGAGTGAAGACTACCTTACCACAGATCTTTGTGAGCTTCTCGATATGCTCCGTAAGTGCAGTGCCTGCCCTCAACGCAGCTTCACTACTCTCTGGAATAAGGAACTGTTCGTACTCATTCTTATCTGCGTAGACGATAATCATTCGTCGATCGAGGCCTGAGCCGATAACATCACAGCGCATCAGCTTACGCATGTCATCGGGCGTAGCACCTGCGAGATATGAGATAAGTGGATTGGCTAGCGGCTTCGCGCCGTGGGTAAATGTGTCGCGGTCATAGCTTGTGCCTGACCAGACAGTGCAAAAGAACTTAACTGCATTCTCTGCCTCTTTGTGGAAGAAGGAGATAAGCTCATCAAGTTCGATACGTAGGCATGAGTAAGCATATGGTTGATCTTTCTTGATTACTTCATCTGCATACGTTGTATCCTTGTACGTGGTGCGTACGCCGTCCGCAAGACGATGGATCAGTTTCTCGTATGATCCAGAGTCTGGACCTTTTGAGAGGAATGGTTTGTCTGGATACTTAGGATCGGCAAGCGCGTCGAGTAGTGTCTTTGCGGCGCCGATCGCAAGCCCTTTGCCGATGCCGGCCTTGGCGCACAAGAGAACGTACTGGTTAGGATAAACAGCAGCATGGCCAGAACCAAGCCAGACACGTCGCTCCATTGCCGCGCCAACCATATAATAGAACGCAGCATCAAGGAACTGTTTTGGGCTGTGCAATCTAGCTGTGAATGTTCGCCAGAGTTCATAGTTAGTCATTGTTGCTTGAGGATTAGAGCTACTGTGGCGTCATCAATGATTTCGGCGGACACTACACGCATGTTCATGTAGGTGCCGCCGGGCTTTACGCGCAGTTCGTTAAGAGCCATTTCTCCGTTCGAGGACACCAAGATAGTGTTAGGCTCTTGTCCGAACTGCGCAGTAAATGCCTGCCTAGCTGATAGAATTACTGTTTGGATTCTTGGTGTCATAGGTTAGACAGGCCAGACGTAAAATGTTTGCATATCAGTTATTCTTCAACCAGTCGGCAGAGTCTCTCATACCGCCGGGATTGGTGTCCTTGTCGTATGCGCCCCAATTGTTACCGATCTGGACTTCCGAATTCATTACGAACTCGCAGTCGTGTCCTTGCATGGTGACTCGCATGGCATTTTGGAGGAAAGCAGCCGCTGGGCCAGCATCGCGCCGATGGACGATAACGGCTGCGGAGTCGTGTTTGTTGGAGCAGGTGCAGTATCTGGCTGCTCTTGCTTTTCGGATTGTTTGGTGCGTGATGCAGCCAACTGTTGACTGTGGTATCCAAGAGATACCTTCGCGGATATATGAATCATTGATGCCTCTCAGGAATAAGCGTTCATAGCCTAGCAGATTAACCAAGCGGCGTTCAGAGCGAATACGGAATTCAATTTCGTCCTGCCATTCGACAACCTCAGGGAAGAGGACCTTGAACTTATGGAGAAACAGTTCGCACTCGCGAAACGTAAGCTTGAGTTTTCCCTTAGATTGTTTGAGGTTGGCATTACGAAACGTGCGAGGACCCATCTTGTAGGACGAACCGTGTGCTGTGCGTTTGCCGATGTCATATGGTTTTCCTGATTTCTTGACGATCTTATGAAGTCGATCCCAGTCTAGATGTTTGACAAACTGGGCCGGTTCTTCGTTGAGGAACGGTGAGTCTGGAGCTAAGTTGAACAGGTCAGGGAAAAGGTGCATAGCCAGATAAGTGTGTGGCTTTACACCGTTTTCGAATAGCGCTCGGTAACGGCCCGGGCGCGTAAGGTATGCTACGATAAGGGCCTCGGCGCCAGATTGGTCAGCTTGCACAATGACATGGTCTGGCGGGGCTTCGAGATGATCTAGGGTTTGCTTATCTGGATTCTGTAGGTTCATTCCGTAGTTGCCAAAATACTGAGTGGCAGACAGTCGGAATGAACGGGTGCCTGCTTGTTTGTAGCAGGTGATGGCGCGGAGACGTGGGATCATACGTCGATGATATTGCACTTGCACTTATCCGGAAACTTGCCACAACCATTGCATCGCCAACGTCTATTACCGCGCATAGGTTTTATGATATCAGCTAATGGTTCAGGTCCAACCTTAATCACTTTGTACTGATCCGGTACACAGTCCAAAGGTACTAGATGCGGTTTACCTTCTAGTGCTTCCCATTCAGGGTTCAGTTTTGGGTTCATGTTTTCGGTATAGGATTGGCAATATAAAAGGATGAGAGATTTCCAAAGCCCATGCTAGATAAAGATTGGCGCAATGCGTACTGTGTTCTATGATTGCACCATCTCTAAACTCCCACCATTTATACAGAGTTGGTACATAGTCTGGATTTATGCTTCCATGTTCGCTAGGCACTTCTGGCATATTCCAACTCCATCTAAGGTTTCGTCTGCGGGATTCTTCTCGCACATCTTACACAGTGGAACTTCTGGTTCACTGCCGAAGTGTTCGTGGATTGTCTTCTCTGTGACGCCTGCTGGGTAGTTCCAGCCGAATACTTTAGGGTTCATTGTTCTTCGTATAGTATAGCATACTCAGCACGGATAAGTAGACCATAGTTATCCTGCGCTTTGCCTGCTGTTATTCTACCGATTTGACGGAAGTCTATAACGTCGAAGTTTTCAAGGCCTATGATGTGTCTAGGCTTAGACGCCATCCTCATTGAGTAAGGAGGTCCTTCGATTTCATTGTATGTTATGCGCTTCAACTTAACAAAGCCATCTCTATTTTGTAGGATAACGTAAGCGCTTTGTTTTTGTTCTAGTGGCATATCATCCCTTCAACCTCTTGTAGTCCTCAAGTGTGACGGTTGAGCTTGGGTGGTCGATCTTGTACTGTCTGAAGTTGTGCTCAACCACAGCATCATTGTTTACGATCGCGATAATGATTACGCCTATGCCAAGACCAATCAATCCGCCAATCATCACCCAAGGCCATTCTGTATCGAACTCAATATCAATTTTCACTTGCCCTCCATAATCTTCGCCTCAGCGGCGCGGTCACGATTTGATTCTTCGAGAGTCTCGGCGTAGGTCTTAGTGTTGCCGGTCGAACGAGCGGTAAGCTTAGCGATGTTTGCTTCGTAGATGTCAGACATGCTCAGCTTATGGTGCCGCGCGATTCGCACAACGTTACAGAACATGATGTTTGTTACGCCGTTGATAGCTGCCTCACTTGGCGCCTTGCCACCAATGAACCAACGCTTGGCGATGTTAGCTGCACTTGATTGACTAACATCTCCGCTGAAGGACATGTCGGGTTCATGCTTGGTAAGGCGAGAAAGGATGGCAATGTACCAACATTGATCACCAAGTTCCTCTTTGATATTAGGAATGTTATCCAACATTCCTGCTTGCTCAAGTTCGTCAATCTCTGATACGAAACCAAGATACGCGTGAACAAACTGCACCGACTGTTCACGATCCTTGGTCAGATCAAACTTGCCTGCTGCTTCTGCGTATTCATTCCATGTCATCATAGTAGGATTTTATTGTAAGCTATCGTTGTGCCTAGAGGTCAAGACCAGTGTAAGATGGATTTAATGGGATTCCATCTTGGGATAGAGAAAGGTATTTGATTTTGATTCGATCAGGAGGATTAGTGGCGAACTCGATTCGCTCCTCATGGGAGAAGCCGGTGCCTACGGATACTTCTGTGTTCTTGAACTTGCAGCGAAGAGCGCCAAGGACTCCTGCGTATAGTGAGGTAGGTGTGCCAAGCTCCGGGCGGATGACGTCTATTTCGCAGTCTTTCCAGAACTTTACTTTGAGGATATTGCCGGACTCGCCTCGCTGATATATGCCGGGCAAGTAACGAAAGACTTTACCATCGCAGTTGGCTTGCGATATATCAGGACTATATTGCACTGCAATAATTGTAGGCTCTGGGTGTGTGTGTAATACTATGCGCCTATTAGTCCAAGGTCCACCAAAATAAGGAGCATCAAATGGGATGTATAGCAACTGTTTATAGTATGGTGCTGGCTTATCTCGCTCATGCGACAACGCGCCGCAAATCTGTTGCAATGTAAGTTCTGGTGACCATATCTCTCCGTCAAATGTAGTGTTGAACATTTCATATTTGCGGTACAAATGCGGAATAAGATGTACCTTAAAAGCTACACCACTCTTTGAGAAGAAGGCTCCGCGTGAAGGATCCCAGCGAGCGAAGACACCGTTCAATTTTGGGTATGATTCCCATCTGGGATTATCTTCGTAGATACGCGCGTCCTCCTCTGAAATCTCCACAGGTCGCATGATCGACCGTGCAACTGATTCGTTTCGTTCTTGTTTAATCATCTGGATTTAGGTTGAATGAATGGTTCGTAACCAAGAGAGGAGTAGCGTTTGGCAGTCTCCTTAATCTCAAGCAGCACTTGCAATGCTACGTTCTTAGGATGGTCTGCGAGGAGTTTATACAAGGTAGTTGCGTCGGTGGCCGGTGCGCCAGAATCTGTAGTCTCTGTGATAGGGTAGCCAAGTCCTGTGTATAGCCACTCTGCGACTTGCTTACCAGAGTTAGGGTTGAAGTCCGGCATGCCGACGAGCATACGCATGACACGATTGAGTTGATCAAGCTCACGCTTCAAACGGATCTTGTGAATAGCCAGCTTCTTGTTATTGATGTAGAAACCTACGAGTCCTGTGAAGATATAGTCTGCAATAGATTCACAGACAGATAAGGCTGACGGATTAAGCGGCAGCATAGCCTTATGTACTTCGCGTAAAGCGTATACGTCACGAGCATTGTACGCGAGAAGCTGGCGTTCTTGCTGGAAATTGTGTGGCGTAAAGGTGCCTGCTTCGTCTTTGTGAAATGGCAGGTTAGTCAGCGCTTGGATCACATGGGCGAGTGACTTATCGGCCTCAGGATACATACGATGCCAAATAAGCATCGTGTCTTGGATGTCTGGGCCGTGAGTTATGGCGTGGAACATCGCAAGGAAAGGTAGATCAAAGTTCGCATTGTGAATTACAACGGTGTAACGCTTCAATGCGCGGACTAGCCAAACCATAGAGCGCAGCGCATCGGGCGACAGTTCACCCTTGTAGTTGTAGATGGTCTGCGCGAACACTGAGCCATCGTCGAACGCAATGGAGATACACTGGAGGGTATCAGTCGGCGGGTGCGACTCGATGTCTAGATATAGATACGTGCTTTTCGGAAAGCCGGCGGACCATAGTGGCTCCACTCGTACGTGATATGGGGCGTGTCGGAACTGAGTGAATAACTTGTCCAAGTGTACCGCGATCCAGAAACGATAGTTCGCCCGGTTAGTAACGGCTGAATCCTTGCCGGTGCCACCATCGTCTTCGTCATCTTCCGTGAAGCCGTCATTCTCGATCTTGCGTACATCCTCGGCGTCTTGCGGATGGTAGGAGCAGACGAGAGTAGAGTTATTGTGAGTAAATACGTGGCCGATATCGCGGTCAGTTTTGTTGAAACGCGCCCATGCAGATTTGCCAGCGAGGACGTAGAAAGAGTGAGATGGGATGAGTGGTTCATCGGCGAAAGAGATTGAGTAGGTGAAAGGAGATGAACGGGCGAAGTCGTCGAGGAGGTCTTTCTCGGGGCCGCAGAACTCTCGGTTGTTTACGTAATAACGGGAGCGGTAGGAGAGGATGAAGTGGACGTGGTTCATAGGTGGAAATAGACTAGATGTCTGGAAATAGAAAGACCGCAAGCTGTGTGCCTGCGGTCAGTCGAAGGGTGAAAGATGGCGGTGCGAAGCACCGACTGTCGTGCGAAGCACGCTGCGGAAGCGGTACGCTTACGACTTAGATTATACAGGCTCTAAGTGTTTAGGCAAACGTTCCCGAAATTCACGAACCTTACGGACGTTAGTTACAATAGTACGTGTAGAATTAGCATCAGGCATCTGATCAAGATGCACAAATTGGAAGGTAGGATTCTTTTCCAAGATAGCGCGTACACCTCTGATAGGATCAATTGTATCGTACGCGTGAACTTCTTGAGATTGGTCACGGAACCACAATATGTAGTTATTGGATTTGATTACAGCTTTATCGGCGGCTTCCATAACTTTGTGGATATATTCTCGAGCGTCAACGGCATTCATATATTTCAAGTTTGGCTAGTCCTATGCGCGCAAACATTGCGCGTTGTATAGGCTTCGCCGGTGCTTCGCACATCCTCCGGCCTTCGGCCTTCGGGCTGCAAGCTGCCGTTTAACTAGCAGTCACTATACCAAAAGGCCGTACAGCTTTTACACTGTACGGCCGTTCGCCTATCTTCTTTACATCTGCGCAGCCACCGCCTCAGTGACAGCCTTCGGCCACTCGCGGCCGGCGCGTTCGAACGACCAGCCCTTGATTTCCTTCTGACCGTCGCCACCGATCACTTCCTTCTTGGTGACAGGATCGATCTTGTAGTACGGCACAGGCTTCAGTTCCACATTGCAGAGGTACAGGATACCGTTCTCAGCCGACGGAGCCAGCGCTTCGGCCGCAGCTTTCGCCACAACCTCAGTGTCCAACTCCTCAGGCAGGACATCTCCAGTCAACTGCTCGATTTCCTTGACCCACACATTACCCTTGTCCGTGAGGACAATGCGCTGCGTGGCCTTCTTGCCGGCCGTCTTGATAGTACGACCTTCCGACTGCACCTCTGCGGGCGACACGATCTGAAGTTCAAGCACCAACATATCAGCGTTGGAACTCGCAGCCTTCTTATGCTCAGCCTTCGTGACTGCCAGATTGTAGAATCCGGCAGGGATCGGGAGCGACGCGTCGGGCAGGGTAGACTTGCGAACAATGGCCATAGTATGACTTGTTAACTGTTATTGTTTGTTTTGTTTTCCGTTAGGAAAGTTTCAAAGCTTCAGCTTATCTGCCGTAGGATTGATTACGGTGTTGGCTGGGTTCTTGGAATCGGGATAAGGATTGGCAACCTTATCTGGATTAAAGTCGCCAATGCGCTTAAGCTCCATGCCGAGCCACATGACACCTTCTTGGAGTTTGGTGACCGTAAGAGACACCTCACGTGAGGCTGGAAGCGACTTGGCCCTTTGGATCAAGGCATCAATGTCGCGGCGGAGTTCCTTAACTGCTACAATTTGTTCGTCGATATTCATTTTGTTTTCCTTTAGGAAAGTGAAAGACAACACAGCAGGCTCAGACAGATGAGACGATCACCTGACCTGCGAACAGCGCAGGACTGCTGTGTTGTCAAAGTATAACATGGCGGGCTAGCGACTCTTTGATTGTTTGACTTATCCGGAAAGGTTATCCGGGCCATGTTAAAGAACAAGATACTGGAGGTGGACCTTGAACCCACTTAGCTATCGCTAACGGCCATCCCTGCTCCAATATCAAAAGCTACAGGCTATGATTTTAATTTGTAACGCGACGCCAAGCACAGTAAGTTCAACGCTGCCGCGGGTGTATTTGGACACCGTCCAAACTGGTGACCGAGACAGGAATCGAACCTGTATCTGAGCGACCCATTCGTCAATCGCCCGTGATTACCTTTTCACCCCTCGGTCGAAATTGGTGGACGCGCCGGGAGTTGAACCCGGGTCCGCCAAGGAATTACCATTCACATTACACATGCTTGTCTGCCTCCACCATCCAACAGAGAGTGCTGCTGGAACCACATCTACTTAAGCTGCCAGCGCCACGGCCGGTTCAGGATTGGTCGTCCCGAACTTGGCCAGAATCACGTCAGCCTCGGCGACACTCATCGCCATTCCGAACTGCTCACCAGTGTTACCATCGCTATGGATGTTGGCATTTGATGTTTTTGATAGGTGTTTTAACGAGGCCAACTATCATCCTCGGCATGCGTTGAACGACAACTCTATGGCGTCGAAACCAATACGCGCCCAAATTACAAAGAACAAGTAGAAAGTTGACAACCGCCGCCACCTAAACCAACTATGAACTCGGCGGTTGTTTATTCCTCACACACGTGAGGAACCTAAACGATTCCCATTCGCTCAGGCAAATGTATGTAAGCTATGGCTGTGCCAACTTAGGGAACAAGGTTCGCGCCGGGATTTCGATTGTCGAGCAGGCTTCATAGGTAATAGGAAACTGTCGCTTGAAGTGGACAAGAATAGACTCAGCTACCTCACGATGTTCTTTCTGTGCATGAGGATCGAGACGCTGGGTGAGGTAGTGAATCCATGACCGAAGGTTACCGGTCATGTAGAGGCGGGTCTTGGTGCATTGAGGGAGGACGAAGCGTGCGGACTCGGGAGCGACATCCATAGTAATAAGTGTGGCATACTCAGATGCACGAAGCGTGGTAGAATAATCAAATTGATCTTGTACCTGATCATTGACGGGCTCGGCAGAGCCTTGCCTATTTCCACCAGCCGATTTCATTCTAAGTTCAACAGGCTCAATCATGTCTCCCAGTTTACTCACATCAGCATATCTCTGTGAGAACTGTTGGAACGTAAACGATCTATGACGCAAGATCTGAGTAGCAATCGCAAGACTGGTCTCAATTTCCACAGTCATATGCACATGCTCGAACACAGACCAATGTCCATTACGGATACAGTAAGCGAGTAGCTTAGGTGCTGTGTCCGTATTGGTTTGATTGGACGGGTTGGATACACGAGCGATGTAGACTGTGAGTCCTTCGGCGGTAAGTAGTCGTGCGTTAAGCAGGTCAGGCGTACACTCGTTGTTGCCAGTGTCTACCCAGATGTGTGGGATAGTTGTTGAGATGATTCGTGTTTTCATTTCTTCTTCTCTTCGTATTGTTCTAGTTTCTTCTTAAGTTTGTCGACTTCAGCCACAACACGCGTGTGTCGATTCTGAAGTTCCGTGTAGTCAGCTTCGGGGATTCGCCTGGTGAGTTCCAGTTGCTGACCGGCGATGATTACGTCGCGCTCGTATAGGTCAGCTTTCAGGCGCTCGTTGTTTGCTTCAAGCTCAGCCAGTCTGCCCGGCAAGTCGAGCGAATCGGTCAACATCTTAGAGAAGTTGTTGACGTGGATGTCGTCGTCAGGCTGGCGGCCGGCGACTGCTTGGCGCGCGGCAAGACGTAGTTCGGCAGACGCGAGTAGTTGCGTTAGGCCGAGGATGCGGGCGCCACTGTCGGTGAGTGGGTTCATCAAAGAACTTCTCCATCCTTAACCTCTTCAACAGTAGGCATAGTCACATCCACAGAGATAACGATAGCCTGCCATGAAGGGTTGTTCTTGTTGTAGGACACGATGCGTCCTGAGAACTTAGCGCCATCACGCTTAAGTCCGATGAACCGTTGAGTGTGGAGCTTAGGAATGTAGCCAATGCGTGTGTCATGCACATACACAGCGATGGCATTGGAATCCTTAGGATTCGAAGGCTCACGACGCAACTCAATCTCGTCACCAGCCTTGAAGTTGACGAGTTGGTAGTCTGAGTATTGGACTCCTGCTACGTGGTCGCGGAAGATGTTTACGGGCTTGGATTTAGATGTTTGCTTTTTCATATCGTTCTGCGATTGTTTGTTTGATTGCCTTCTCAAGAAAGAAACTGCGGAAAGCTTCGTGACCTTGTTCTGAGTAACATAGAACTGTGCCATAACCTATGCCACCTTCGACTTGGTGAGGGATGAAATCACAGTGTGCTTGCATAGCAGCGGACCAGTGACGCATGACTAGCTTGCGTGTGCGCTCGTATTCGGTTAGATCACCCTGCATCGTCATGCAATTACCTGCTAGACAGGTAAGTCGTCCAGTCTGACAACCTGCGTATTTGTAGACGAACTTACGTGGCGCCATACGATAACTCATCGCGTGTCGTTGACGCTTCTTACCTTCTGGGGAATTCAGGAAAGCTTTCCAATCAGCTTCCGTGAATGCAGCCATTGCTTCGTATACGCGCTGCGTTTCCGCTGCGTACTCTTCGTCTGTGTAGTCTTGATCGCTCATAAGTTTATCTGATTAGTAACCAACTACAACCTACCCGCAGGTAGGCTGTGTGTCAATCACTTACCAGCCTCAGCCTTCTCAATAATCGCCAGAAGCTTAGCCATAGAGTTCTCAATCTGCAACTCATTGGTTACGCCTTCCGGGATCTTAGCCTGTGTCTTACCGTCCGTCTGCAAGACGTAGTAGTGTTCAGACTTCTTACCTGCTGCGGCGACTACCTTAAGGAATACAGCGTAGGAGAAGTAGGATTCGACCTTGCCTTCGAGTTCGCGGCCGACGACGGCAGCGCGTTTGATGATGACGCCAAGTGTGTTACCAGAAGACTCAAGCGTTAGTGTCTCTGGGATAGCTGTAAGAATCCAGCGCACTCGGGGAGACTTACAAGCGTTAAGCAACCTAACTGCGGCAGAGTTAAGCTGTGAATAGATGTCGTATCCTGAGTACTTAGACTTGCAGGATTCATGACTGCCGATGTTAAATCCTGTAAATGAATCGACGACGCCCGTAGTAAACTTCGGGTTGGCTTCAACATGCTTCATCACTTGCAGCACCTCGTCGTAGTTGCGACAAGGGAAGTAGCAGTCGTCAGGTATAAGGTGCTGCCACTCGAAACCCTTGCACTCAGTGTCGACGAACGCAATCGTGCCGCTTGCCCAGTTAAGATCCTTAAGCGAGCGTGTCTTACCACTGCCAGACTCACCAACAATGAGGATGTTAGCGATTGGCTTAACTCGGTTAAGAGTTGTTGGCAATGGAGGCAAGGACGTAGTGGCCTTCGGCGGCCCTTGGAGCGAAGGAGTAGGTGAGGCGCCGGGCGAAGGCGGCGTCGAGGAGGACGCCGCGGCTGGCGCCGCAGCGTTATGTGCTTCTGTTCCTTTAGGTCTTCCTAGAATCATGGTGTTATCTTTCTTTCAATGGGTTATAAGGTTCAACGGGATAGGAAGCAAGCGCAGTGCTAGCTTCGGCGTCTGACTTCGCATGACAATACGCTTTATATCCGCAGTATTGACAGGCGTTGCGGAGCATGCCGTCGGGTTCGGCGAGGAATGTGCCAAGGAACGCTTGTACTAGGTCTTCCAACAACTCTTTAAGCGCATTCTCGTACACATCATACTGATGCTGTGTCATCGTCATCTTGGGCCCGAGAGACCAACGCGGCTCCTTTGCAGAAGTCTGGATGATACAGACCTGCGAAGTGAATCGTCCTTCAACGATGTCGTTGTGCAGATGAAGCGGAAGTAGGCGATGGCCAAACTTGCGCAACACCCACATGTAGAACATGAACTGTGTCTCATGTTTGTACTTATCAAGTGCGTACTTAACTACAGCATAAGCTGTAGACTTGTAGTCGATAAGTCGCACTGCGTTGTCGTAGCCTAGATGATCCATCGTGCCGCATAGGATAATCTGGCAGACAGGCTTGCCGTCGCGGGACACAAGAAACCAAGGCACTGAGAACTTAATCTCGACAAGCGGCTCACCTTCGAGGCGAATAGGCGGCGGGACTACGATGTCCTGTCGTCGGGCCGCGGCCGCGATGATAGTAGTGCGCGCCACATTGGGCCATGCTTTGATGGCAGCAAGGACTGACGCTGCGTGGTCGCCAGTCTTAGTGAACTCTTCGGCAAACTTATGCATTGCCGAACCTATGTCGCGCTGCTCCGTGTCTCCTTCCTCTCCCTTGTATCCGTTGACCATCATGGCGTAGTGACGCTTACATGCGGTAACCTTAAGCGATGATGCGTTAAGGTATAGGATAGGGATGTTGGGGAGTTGTTCTTCTATGTATTCGAAGTGCATGTCGTGGAAGGTTGTTCAGGTGGAGTTAGGTCGATCATCTTAGCAGTCTCTCGCAGTAGGTGTCCTTCAGCAAACTCCTTGGCCGTGACTGGCGTGGCGAAGAACCTATCTTCGCAACCGGGTATAGATAGATGGTATGGCTGCTCGTATCTGTTGGTGTCGCTGGTCAGTGTGATGGTAATTCTACCGAATGGTGTCTCAAGGTATTCATACGTAGTGCTGACTCTATCTGACACGTACTTCTCGTTTTGTTTCCACTTAATTTTTAGTTTCATACTTGTTTCTGTTGTGCTGCAAGTTTAGCTGCTTCCTTTTCTGCCTTAACTGCCCTCGCTTTAGCAAGCAACTGTTCGTCAGTCATTGCGCCTGACATGCGCTCTTGCTTATCAGCGAGTGCGGAGATTAGTTTGGCTGGTCTAGTTGCCGGGAAGTAAGGACGCAGGAAAGATTCCAGTTCCTTATCGGACATCTGCTCGGCAGATGTTGGGTACTCAAGGAGTTCGTCGATTGTTGTGGGTGGTTTGTCGTGAGGGTTCATGGCCGTTGACGTTTTGATTCTTTCCAGTTAGTGCAGGGAGGAAACTCAAATTCGAGGCACGTTCCAGACGAAACACACCACTCTTCCCAATCAGCAGGTGTAAGGAAGATGGGTTCATATTCATACCACCACCACTCACCTGTACCATCCATCGCCGCCCACTGTGCCCACTCAGGAGCTTGATCCCACGGTAGCTTAACGACGTTATTCATCATCATGCGTTCCAGTTCGTCAAGCTGCTCACGGATGTTGTTGATTTGTTCGATTAGTTTTGTCATAAATCACCACGGAGATTCACCATCATCCTTCGTACTCTTCGCATGCCATACCACACGTACATTCTCAGGCGAGAACTCTACGTGTACGATGTTAGCGTACTCTTCCTGCATCTGCGTGAAGAATGTATGGTCTGCTTCGTTGAACTTACCTGGTATGTCTATGTATTCACCTTGTTCGTGTGGCGAAGAGATCCAGTGCACGAAGAGTTGGCGCCCAGAATAGTCAGACTTCTTGGCGTCTGAGACTGTGATCGCAGTGTTGACTGCGTCGCGCAGTAGTTGGCGCGGAGGCAACACAATGTATACTCCATCTTCGCGCAATCGAATGGCGAACTTATCACACAGGTCACGTATCTCTTGTGTGAAGGTGCCTGGATTCTCTTTGATGAAACACTTAGCTTGGTAAAGGTAGATGCGCAGGGTGACAGGCTTTACCATGAGGAACTTATCCTTGATGATAAGTGGACGGTAGTTGCCGTGACGCCAGCGCAGTAGCAGGCGCATCAAGGCTTGGGCATCAGGCATGTTGTAGCCTACCCAAGTAGGAGCCTTGCGGCCAGACTCGGAGGCGTGCGGCGGACGAGGTATTGCGACAGGCATAAAGTTATAAGGTTACCACTTCCATTGTTCTTCAATCTCTGACCAATCCATTCCAAGCTCGCGCAGTTGGAGACAAGCTTCGAGGCGACGGACATTGCCACGATCGTAGGCCCATGATGGAATGTTAGAATCATCCGGGCCTAGCTTACCTATTGGTGTCCAGCCATTGCGCTCGATGATAGCGGAGGCGATGGGAAGGATGTCGACAGGTCTGTCGCGCAGAGGAGTAGTCTGCACGATAACCTTGGCGATACGATAGAACAAGTCCTCACGGAACTGTCCTTCGCTGATAGCTTTGCGCAGGTCTTTGTTAGTAGCGGAGACAATGCGCACGTTGATATGCACTGGCTCGGTGCTGCCGACAGGAGTTACTTCTCTGTTTTGTAGGGCACGCAGGATCTTAGCCTGTTGCGCAAGAGGCAAGTCACCAATCTCGTCGAGGAAGAGGGTGCCTCCGTTCGCTGCCTCAAAGAATCCCTTGCGCGCGCCGGCTGCACCAGTGAATGCGCCACGCACATGGCCAAACATCTCCGACTCGAACAGTGTATCCGTGATGCCTGCGCAGTTGACTGCCACGAAGGGCAACTTAACCTGTGCACCTGTCGCGTTGTCAACCTCGTAGCGTGTGCCGATCATCTGCGCAAGGACATCCTTGCCAGTGCCCGACTCGCCAACGATGAGGACAGGCATAGTCATTGGTGTGATCTGTTCGACCAGTTGCACCTGTGACTTCATGAACGGATCATCAGTGACGAACTGACTGGTTACTAGCTTGCCTTGTTTGGTAAGCTTGATGTGTTCAATCTCTGCGCGCAGGGCTGCGACCTGTACGGCATGAGGTATCTTATAGCCTGCGCCTTTTGGGATTGCTACTGGCATATGATTGATTGGTTATTCATCATCTTCGTCGTCGTCAGATTCCTCTTCGACGAGCAACTCGTCTGACTCCGCAACGGCAGACTTACCCTTGCGCGGCGCATCCTTGCGCTTGATAATCTCAGCAGCAAGGATATCTTCGAGGTCGCCCTCGATACCAGTGAGAGTCTTGATCGAACGAAGCTTAGGTTCGAGGCGCGGAAGAACGTGCGCCACGGTGATAGTGTTGTCAAACATAGGAATGATATGCTCAACGTCAGACTGCGTCATGATGCGAGCGCACCGACCAAATGCTTGGAGGAATTCCTCTGCCCAATAGCAGATGGTTGCGATGAGTGTGCGCGGCCGACCGCCCGGGATCTGGTTGTCAAGGTCAATGCCGGTGCCGCCGGCAGAGAACGTGAAGATACAACCAAGCGTCTCGTCCGCAAGGAATCGCTTGACTTCCTTGTGTCGTTCGACATCAGTTTGCTTATCGAGTTCGAACTCTTTAAGCCACGCGACACGTTCGTTCTGTTGCGCCTTAGTCTCTGACCTGCGCAGTCGAGACTTGTTGAACTCACGAGTGCGCTTGAGCTTAGCCTTATCCTTGCGCGAGAGGAAGAAGAACTCATCATCTGGCTGCTCGCCGAACTCTGCGACGTAGGCTTCTGTCTCCTTGCGTGCGCGCTGGATGATAGCAGTAAGCTCGATGGTTGTGAAGCACTCATGCGCTTCGACAAGTTTCTGGCCGCCCCAGATAAGGGACAACTGGTCGCGAGTCCAGCCGCGCTTGGCTAGGATAGAACAGACTTCGAGGACAGTCTCGATAAAGCAGACTGCGAGCACAGGCGCACGACCCTTCGCGCGTTCGGCACACATATAGTCTGCGTAGATTGGAGCTTTGATAAGTTCGTCGGCGCGACGGAAGATGACAAACTGTGCCATCTGTAGGTCACCGACTGTGCCGCCAGACTGTTCGACCGCAGTGACATAGTCATTCTCTGCTTCACGGTATCGACGCTCTGCTTCCTCGGATGGGAACTGCACGATGTCGATGCGGTTGCGGATCTTGTAGGACAAGCGATCCTCAGGCGGACGGACAAGATGGATGCCGAGGAATTCGTTGTACTTAGCCATGCCCTTATTGTCAGGCTTCGATGGATCACGTGTGAACTTACCTAGGAACGCAGCCATGTTCTCCTCGGTAGCAAAGCCTGCCGCAAGGTTGAACAAGCGAGTGTCGTTGAGGCACACTGCCGGGGTGGCGGACGCGAAGATCCAGAAGCAATTGCGTGCAGCCTTCGATGACAGGATGCCACGCATGTTACGCGTGCGCTTCGATGTCATCTTCTTCAGTTCGTGACACTCGTCAAGGACTGCGACGGAGAGAGGCTCAGCGATAGCGCACTGTGGAATGCGAAGCTTACTGCCATAGACTTCAATCTCGTCGAACAATGGGTCGCCTGTCGTACGGTCGCGACGCCACATAGACGAGTGCTTCTTGGTGCCGAAGGTAGAGTAGTGATACACTCCGGCCTCGGACTCAGGGAACTGCATCGTATCACCAGTTGTTTGAAGATCGAAGAACTTCTCGATCTTCTCACGAGTCGCAAGGACTACTGGCTTCTTGGTGCAGATCATACCTTGAGGATAGATGATGTTGTCTCGCGACAACTTACCATTATCCTTGAGCCATTGCATGAAGGCGCCGAACACAATGGTCTTGCCGCGGCCTGTACCCATGGCTACCATTACTGCGCGACAACCTTGCTTGTATGCTTCGATGATCTGGTCGAGTGCCTTCTTCTGCTGAGGACGCAGCTTAACCTTCTCGAACTTGATGTCGTTCTTCTTAACCTGTTCGAGCGCAGCCTTCGCCGCTGCTTGTTGAGCATCGAACTTGGCAAGCTCACGCGCGACTGAAGATGCTACGTACCAGTCGAGGTATTCGAGGTAGGTCTCTCGGCAGAACGGAAGGTTACTGTATGCGGCAGAGACTTCGAAGTTGAGGATCTCAGAGAGCGCTTGCCAGTTGAAGCAGCGTCCGAGTTGGATTCGGTGGAGAGCTTTAGTCTTCGCAGCTTGTGCGGCAGCGATGATCTGTTGCTCCTGTCGTTTGCGCAAGTCCTCGGCAGGCGATGGCTTGAGCTTAGTTGGTATTGCGATGGGCATGTTATTCTAGGATGAGTTTGATCAATTCCTTGCGGTCGGGATTATCTTGAGCCATGAAGGACGAACGAGTTTCCTTAAGCTTTAGAGTCGCAGCGAAGCGAGCTGCGCCCGACTTGGATCTAGCCGACGCAACTTTGTTAATCTTTGGCTGCCATTGCTTAGCCAGTTTATCTAGTGCAGCTTGGCAGTCTTCTTGAACTTTAGTAAGTTTGTTGCCAAGCTCATCATCTTTGACACACAGCTTATCGTACTTCGCCTTGTCCTTCTTGTACTGGTTGTACTTCTTCTGATTTTCTTTGTTCATCTGTAGTCTTTCTTTGTGGTGCACCAACCCATACCTGTCGAAGCGTCTCTTCGTCGAGGACTTCTAACAGATATGTAAAGAGTTTGTCCATGTCGTAGTTCGTGCGTGAAGCTAGACGATGGAAGGTATCGCGAAGGAAGGATACTTTGTATCCTATGTTCGCGTCGCAGAACTTAGAAGCTACTCGCGACAACCATTCGACACAGGTCTTACGATACGCAAGCTCGGCTCCGGTTGCAGCTTGGTATTGGTCGTGCTCTTTCTTCTCTGCGTCGAGCTTAGTCTTAAGCGCAACCTTCCGATGCCGTGAGTTAAGCCATACTCCCGCGCGCCAGAGTATAAAGGTCTTACCGTTGTCGCCGGTAATCTGTACGTAGAAAGTCTTACCTTCTGGGTCCGCTTCCTTAATGTCGTAGGCAAGTTGCGCCGGGATGACACGACACTCGGCAGTGTGGTAGTCAATGATGTTGCGCGCTGCCCATTCGCGCTCGTTCTCTAGGGATAACTCTAGCGATGGGAACAGAAGTTCAGCTAGGGCAGGAAGGTTTATCTGAATTTGCATATGCTGATGTAGGCAAGTGGTGTGCCAAGAAAGTTATTATACATTTGCGCACTCTGTCAATAGGCAAATAAAAACCCTGCGTTGATTGCTCAGCGCAGGGCTCGTTGTTTGGCTACTGGGCGAGGATGGTTTAGGTTGTTGGTTTGTTGTGCTGGCCAAGGGCTTCGCCCGGCGCTCCGCGCACACGCCAGCGCTTCGCGCCGCCAACCGCCACTTATCCTACTTACGCTGCGGCAGTCTCGACCGCAGACTTCTTGTTCGCCTTCTTCTTCTCGGCGCGAGAAGCCTTGGCCTTCTCCATCGCCTCTTCCTTCGCGCGGATCGCCAACTGCAAGGCGCCAAGGCGTTGCTTAGCATTCAAGCGCCACTCGATCAGCGCTTCGAGGTCGTTGAACTTGGTGCCGGTCAGCTTCTCGACTGCAGACCAATCGACCTTGTCGTTGTCGCCGTCGGCCTCGATGCAGATTTCGAGGACAGGAACGAGCACGTTGTTCAACTCATTCCGATCCGCACGCATGTCGTCGATCGACTGACCAGACTTGCGAGCGGCGCGAGCCAAGAGCAAGTTCTTGGATGCAACAGTCTCATCCCACTGAAACTCGCCGGGGATGTTCGGGTTCGGGACATTGCCCTTCTCGATCGAGTCATTGACCCAGCCGGAGAAGATGCGCTCGGCGAGGAGCGGCTTGTCTTCCTGCGACGCAGCGCCGATAGCGAGAGTCGCAGCGAGGAGGAACACGGACGCGTTCGAGTAGTCAGCGATGTAGTCGATCTTCGTGGGCACAACCTTCGACACGCCGTCCTTCTTGCGGGTGTGCGACGGGGTCGTGCGTTCGAGCATCGGAATCTGCGCGGCGCCGACGACGAGATGAAGCTGCTGCTCGTTGTCGCCGATCAAGGGACGAACGGTGGGCTTCTTGTTCTCGACGACGGCGGCAGGAGCTTCGGTAGTAGTAGTATCTTCGGGCATAACTGTATGGTTTAACTGTTTTGTTGAGGACTTGATCAGTCCGTTCAAACTTGAGCTTGGGGTAAAGCTGGTGCCGTGCCAAGCTCAAGGTTGCGGCGGACGGGTCAAGTTATAGAAGACCAGCCTTGATGTCACTCAGTTGTTTCATTCGCGCAGCCTTAAACTTCCTAAGCTCACGCAGCTCCTTCACTGCATCAAACCTGAAGTAGTAGACGTAGCTATCTGCTGACATCTTACGGAACCTGCTCAGTAACTTAGGATCTTGAGGCGTACGCAGGTAGTCTGTTACCTTACCTTTGTGAATCTTTACTGCTGTGCCTACTTGTCCACGGTTGGGGCAGTTGAGTTTGCAGAAGTAGTAACCGTCTTTGGGTAGTCGTGTCATAATCAATTACCTCCCATCAATTGTCCGATACATTCAGGCGTTAGGTCGGATTCGTCGAGCGTGATAGCGTCGCGCTCACGGATAAGCTCTACTACTGTGTCGAACTCTGGTCCGTGGGTGCGAGGGGTTTCGACGGCTATGGTTAGTGCGCGGTGCATTGCGCCTACTAGTTCAGCGCGCTTTGCTACGCGTCTTGCGGACAAGATAGAAGATTGC